AGATGGAGAGACGCAGGAAATACACCGCGCTAAACTGGAACGCCTTGAGTCGATCATGGAAGAGTCTTCCTCGCCAACACTGGTGTTCTACCACTTCAAACACAGCCTCAACCGATTACGTCTTCAATTCCCGCAAGCTGTGGTGCTGGACGATGACAACATTGAAGCGTGGCGTCGCGGCGAGATTCGTATGCTCCTTGCCCATCCCCAGTCTGGGGGAATCGGCCTCAATCTACAATGCAACGTTGGTGACACTGCACAAACGGTGTGGTTCGACCTCCCATGGTCTTCGGAAAACTACATCCAGGCCAACGCACGTATTTACCGCCAAGGGCAAGAAAAACCGGTTATTATACACCATCTAATGTTGTCTAATAGTATTGATGAGCATGTTATCAAGGTCCTGGAAGGTAAAATAAATTTACAAGAAGCAATTTTAGACTCTTTAAATTTTGCATTAATATAGACATGACCGAAAAAGAACTACTAGAACTCCTCAAGGGTGTTGTCGCGTTAGCGACACCGCTCAACTCCAATGGCGTGAACATCACGTCATTGGATACACCAATCGCAGAGACTGGACTTGATAGCCTGGACCTGCTAATGGTGTCTATTTATTTGAGCGACGTCTATGGTGTCCCAGAAGAAATTGCTAAAACCATGCAGCCAGTAACGGTCCGCGATATGTTTGAATTTATGTGCCAGCACAAGACTAAAGAACCTATTAGCGTGGAGGCGGCCCTCAGTGATATATCTAACTGATTATAAAACCGTTTGCACACAAGACACGCACCTATTGGATGACTTAGAGTATCCACAGCGCGTGCATTGGTTTCCTGAAAGCTATGCTAAGGCATCATCGGGTTTTGCCTACGCTCCCCACGTGGTGGCCAGTAAACTATTGGTGCCAGAATTAGTAGAAGATATCCGCAGCAGAGAGGGGCGCACTGCCCTGATCTTGGCCGCAGGCAATACACAGTTTGCTGGGTTAAATAAAGACATCAAACCAACGCAGCTTAGCTACAATTACAAGTTTGCACACTTGACCTTGACGCAAGTCTATGCCGGCACATTGGCAAGAATGTTCGGCGCGGAAGATATGATATTGACTGACGCAAGCGCATGCGCATCAAGTCTCAAAGTCATGATGGATGTGCAGATGTTATTTAACATGTATCGCTTTGATCGCGTTGTGGTGGTATCAGTAGAAGACCAGGTCAGCAATACCGTATTAAAATTCTTTGGTGAATCTAAAGCAGTATTGACTAAAGAACAGGATGACGCCGGTGTGCTACCGTCTGCTTTTGATGGCGTAAACCATGGCTTTCATATTGGCCAGGGCGCTGTGATGGCAGTCTTTGAGAATGCACGTTATGCCAAGAATCCAGCAGCCCGTTTAGTTAGCTCATACAACGCCTCAGAAAAAAGCACCAATGCGATTGGCCAACGTGAAGATGGTGAGGGTTTCATAAAAGCGGCACACGGCGCGCTAAAACACGCCAACATGAGTCCGCGACATATTGATATAGTAAAGACACATGGCACCGGCACACATTCAAACAATGTATCAGAGCGTAACGCATTAAAGACAGTCTTTGATCACAACTTTGTAGCAACATCGTTCAAACCAAGTATTGGTCACACGATGGGCGCATCCGGTTTGCTAGAGACTTGTTTGTTACTAGACAGTATGAAGAAGGGTCTAGTACCAGCAATTGCCAATCGTACAAGGCGTGATCATCAGTATCTGTCCTATCCATTAGAGATGACGGGGCAGCATAGAATTTTAAGTTTAGCAGCAGGTATGGGAAATATTTATTCAGCAGCAATTTTTGACACACAGGTATGATAAAAAAAATAAAAGCCGTAGCGCCAAGACTATCTGACGAAGATCTCGATCCAATTGAAAAGGATGACAGTAACGATCTAAATTTTCCAACCCTGATAGAGGGATGGCTGCCTTGGGACGCCGAAGATATTGCAGATATCCGTAGATTAATTTCTGAACGTCTGCCACCCAAACAGCAGTTTATCTTGGAGGCATTCTTAGACGGATTAAACTACACAGATATCTGTGTTACCGAAAAGTATTGGCGTTATCATTTTTCACGCGGCGTCGAGTTTATCAAGAAAGAATTAAAGCTATGAGTCATTTTATTGTCGAGCACAAAATTAAAGGCTACTATGTTATGGAGACGCTTACTGGTGTGGAGGATATCGACACTAGCCGCTTTAAAGATTTACTGGGAATCTGGGTGTGTGACAGCATGGAAGAGTTACAGATTATGGAAAAACACCTTAAGGAGATGAGAGATGCACGATCCAGTAAACCGACCTAAACACTACACTAGTCATCCGTCAGGAATTGATTGTATTCAGATTACAGAACATATGGGCTTTAACCTTGGTAACGCCATTAAATATATTTGGCGAGCTGATTTAAAGAATGACGCAGTAGAAGATTTAAAGAAAGCAGCATGGTACATTGACCGAGAATTAAAAAAGCGGACAAATCACGAAGAGGAGTGCGGAAAATGATTGTAGAAATTGATGACGAATTTGCAGATCAGATAGTAAGCAAGGCAATTATTCAAAGTTATATCTGGTGCACAGAAGATGTAAAACGTGCCAAGAAAACACCAGGCTCTTATCATGAAGATGATATAGAGATGTGGAAAAAATTGATCCCGGCCCTGGAAGAAGTCGGACGATACTTTACCTATGACTTTGACAATGCAGTAAAGAAAGCAAAGAAAGAGATGAAGAAATGAAATTTTTCAGCGAATACGATCGTTTTGATTTAGAGCAAGACATCATTAAATTGTGGGAGACCAATGAGGCTATCGCTGAATTGATTCGCCAACATTTAGATCGCCCAATCAAAGGCTTTGATGAGGATGAATTGGCAAACCGCCTGCAAGGCATTGAGTATGTCAATGATTTAAAAATTCAAAGACTGTGGGATGGATTTGAGATGATGATCAAGAATGGTGGATTCACAAGTAAGTACGCAGTACCTGATTCAGATGTAACAATTAAACCAAAGAAGAAAGGAAGTAAAAATGACTGACACAGCAAAAGAAGTAGATCCATTAGCAGACAAAATTATGACATTGAAGTTTAGTGTAGGTGATATTAATGGCATTATTAATGCACTTAATCAACCATGCCAAACTCCTGTAGTTTTATTGGCTAATATTATTGCGGCGATCCAGGCACAATGCGCACCACAGATTGATGCGTTAAATACCAATGCAACAACGGAGAACCCAAGTGAACCTCAAGCAACTGCTTAAACGTGCTGGTGTCAGCAATGACATCATCAAAGAAGTAGAACGCAAGGCTGCACGCACAACGGCAGAGCAGGAAATTGAGCATCAGGAGAAGGCCGCGGCGATGGCCAAGATGATGCTCAATGACGTTTTGCCGCATCTGCGAAAGGCGATGGAACAACCAGTGCCATCTAAGCCCAAGAAAACGATCATTATCCCAGACTAGGGCGCTTTTGATACGCATTTTGCATTAATATAAATAGGACTCGCTGTGAAGCGCTCCTCGCGGGTGACTTAAAACGCCACCCTGCATTTGGTCTGGGGACGCTCGGACGCCACAAGTACGGGGAGGTGACTTGACCCCTGGCAGATCGGAAAGACGATCACCTAACACTATGCCTCTTTAGCAGAGTGGTAATGCGCCTCACTTGTAATGAGGAAATCGGGAGTTCGATTCTCTCAGGAGGCACCAATTTAAGGAACACTATGGCGACAAAACCCGGACTTTACGCAAATATCCAAAAAAAGAGAGAGCGCATAGCAAATGGCTCAGGTGAGCGTATGCGCAAGGTCGGCACGGCCGGCGCCCCAACTAAACAAGCATTTATTGATTCTGCTAAGACAGCCAAGAAGGCAACCGGCGGATCAGTAAAACACGATAAGCCAATCGCACACAAGACCACCGGCTCAGGCAAGACATACAACCCTACCGAAAAGGGTGCGGGTATGACAGCCAAGGGCCGTGCAGAATACAACCGCAAGAATGGTAGCAACCTAAAAGCACCAGCACCCCACCCAAAGACAGAATCAGACAAGGGCCGTAAGGCATCGTTCTGCGCTCGCA